TGCCTGTTCCTTATCGTTTTTGTGGCCCAATGTGTGTGCGCGAGAGGAACAAGGAACGGATGTTGCCCAAGGAAGAGCGCAACAAGTTGCGGTTTGATGGCGCGGACATGGGTGAGATTCGATGAGCCAAAAATACGAACAAATCCTTCGTGAGTCAGTTGAGAAGCTCCAGCTCGGCCCGGACGACATTATCATTGTCAAATCCCCCGAGGCCATGTCCACTTTCCTGGAGATGACCCAGCAAGGGGTGGGGTTCTCGAAGTATTCCAACCCAATTCTGCTTGTCCCCGGCGGCCTGGAGAAAGCCTCACGGCAAGATCTGCTTGAAGCGCTGTCCGTGGTGGACCAGCATATCGCGGCGCGCGGCGAGCAGACCGATCAGGTCTCGCGGGTCATCACTGATTTGCGCGCACCAGTTTTGAGGAAAGTCCAGTGAAAACTGAGTACTCTGTCCTTCATCCGTTTGTTCCTTGTTCCGCGCTGATTTTTCTCGACAGCAAGCATAAGGCCAGCACTTACTGTATGCGTGAGCGCGGGCACTCGGGAGAACACAACACGGTGAATGGAGAGCCGGCTGCGAAGAAGAAGGCACGCTGATGGATTCCGTATCCCCCGTCCTTACCGCCGCCGAAATCCCCGCCGAACAAGTAGTCGCTCTCGACCAGCCTGAATATCTGCCGATCATCGTGGCGCGGATATGGTTCGCAGGTGGCGAGAATAACGCTGGCGTTCCTTGTTCTTTGACTCGGTATCGCTTGACTGCCGACGAGCGCGCATTGATCGCCGCCGGCGCGGATCTGGTCCTTGGCCAGCCCCATCATGGGCCGATGATGCCGGTATCGTTGCAGTTGGCAATGCCGGGAGAGTATCCGGTGCAGTTGTAGTTATGGAGAACTGTTATCCCCCTTGATCTAAATCACGTTGAGAAATTCTTCACCCGTCTGAGCATCAGAGATAGGGATGACGGAATGTTTGTCCCTTTCACACTTCGCCCTCAGCAGCAGGAGGTTTTCCAACTCGCTAAGGAGCACCTAGCACGCCGTCGGCGGCTGTATATTATCTTTCTTAAAGCTCGACGTTTGGGAATTTCTACGATTGCTACTGGTATTGGCCAAGCGCATTGTATCGCCCATCCTGGTTCCATGGCGCGCTGTGTCGCGCAAAATGCTAAGGTAGCCGCCGCCAACTTCGAGATGGCCAGTAGCTTCTTCAAAGACTGCCGCGATCTTTACCCTGGCGCGCCTAAGCCTACCAAGTCGATCTTGGTATGGCCGCATTCTGATGGGCGTGACTCTACCTTCGAGCATCACACGGCGGCTACTGTCCATGGTCAGCGGGGGCTAACTTCCTCGTTCATTCATTTAACCGAAGCCGCTTTCTACGACAGGGAAGGAGTTTTTACTTCTCTGATGAACACGTTGAGTATGGACAAAAACAATATCTGTTTAGTGGAGACCACGGCGAACGGGATGGAAGGTCCGGGTGAGGCATACTACCAGTATTGGGAAGCAGCCATGGCCGGCGACAACGAGTTTCTTCCTATTTTTCTTCCGTGGTGGGAAGACCCAGCTTATATTCTCCCCGCCGAGTTAGCCCAAGATGCGCCTCGCGACGAGTACGAAAAATTCTTAATGACCGGCATCAAGCATTGGAAGACAGGAAAAACAGTTCACCTCGGTAAGGATCGCATCGCCTGGTTCCGTGAAACTCTTTCGGCACGGTGCGAAGGAATCTTGGAGAAGTGGCGATCAGAAATGCCCTCGACTCCAGAAGAAGCCTTCGTCGCGACTGGCAACCCCGCTTTCACCATCGAGGAAATGCAGTTCGCCAACAATGCCATTGTAAAAATCCCATGGCAGGGTCGATGCGTGCTCACTGCCGATCAGAAGCATGGTCAACTTCAGAAAGGTACGGATGGTCCGCTCGTCGTTTACGAGACTCCGCAAAAAGGCCATCATTATTTTGCGGGGGTAGACTCGGCCCGCGGCGAAGAATCAACCATGGCTCCTGGTGATTATGCGGCTATTGTGGTTTGGAACGCGGAGACTGGTGACCTTGCCGCACGGTATATGTCGCGTGTCTCACCAGAAGAATTAGCTCCTGTTGCGGCCGCGATTGGCTATTACTTCAACGGTGCGATGTTGAATGTCGAGCTCAATAACATCGGCTACGTGACCATGAAGGCTCTTAGAGACACTTACTATTATCCCAATCAGTATCTCTGGAAAGGCCGAGATGATCGGGCTGATCGCTCGAAGCATGGCTCGGCTTACGGATTTGAAACTTCCGACCGTTATCGCAAGATGATGTTTTCGTTGTTCCGTACAGCGTTGCACGAGAAGAGAGTCGTGCCGAAGGACAAAATCTTCGTTGAGCAGATGAAGAAGGCCAAGCTGGAGATGAACTGGCGTTGGACCGTTTCAGTTGGCCACGACGATGTGCTTATGTGCCTCAGTCCAAAGGAGTTAGTAGAAACGCAGGAAGGTTTTAAGCCCATAAGCGAGATTTGTTCGGGTGAATTTGTGCGGACCCATACAGGCGAAATTCATCAGGTCCAGGGAGTTATGTCACGTGAAGTTGATGAGGAGATGGTTCACGTTGGAATGATGGGAAACCCGGAGTCCACACGCACGACGGGCAATCACCCATACTATGTGTGCCGGTATGAGTGGACTCGGCTGAAGGGCACGCGCAAAGTCACCAAGAATCAAGTTGAGATCGCATCGTGGAAAGCCGCTGCGGATTTGCGCCTTGGCGATTCTGTTTTGTTCCCGAAGCGGAAGAAGTTACCATGCACTGACTTGTCTGAGGATCAGTTGTGGATTCTTGGCTGGTATCTAGCCGAAGGGTCGTCTTGTCCGCGCACTCGCAAAGGGAAGATGGGCCGCGGCGTTGCGTTTAGCTTAAGTTCAGCAGAACGAGATGTGGCAAAGCGGTTATGTGAAGTGTTGCTCAAATACGATCCGCCTAGCCGCTCTAACCAAAAGCCTCCGCGTGTTCAAGAGATAGCGGGTAAGAACGCAATTCGAGTAGTGTATTCTTCGCGCTACTGGCATGAGTTCTTTACGAAGTTCGCCGGTGGGTTGCAGCAGGTTCGGAAAATTCACCCCTCCGTATATAACTGCTCTGGACTGCTTCCTCTTGTTGGAGCATTTATGTCGGGCGATGGGTCGCAGCCGAAGGGGCAGCGTAGTTCAGTTCGCGCAAGCAGCACATCTCGCGTACTGATTCATCAGATCAGGCAGATACTGATCGACGAGGGAATCTGGTCTACGATTAGTACGCCAAAGAGCCAGGACATTTGGACTTTATGCGCTTCTGCTGAGTTCATCAAGCGATTTGTCGGCATATCTAAGTTCCACTCCGTTGAGAGGAAGTTTCATAAACGGCACGTTGTTGAGACGGACGATGGCTTCTGGGCGCCAATCAAATCTCTGGAACTGGTCCCTTACTCAGGTCCGGTGTTCAATCTTGACGTGGAGGGCGACCATACCTACCAAGCGCAAGGAGTTGCGGTTCACAACTCAGGCTTCCTCGGCTGGATTGCGTTGGAGCAGAACCACCCTACCGCTTGCCGCCCTATCGCGCCTCGCAACATCATGCTGACCAAAGAAGAAATTGAGTCAGCCGGCTTCTCTCCCGCCCGTGGCCAGATGCCAGAGTGGATGAAGGATCCGACGGTCACGGGCGCCGGGATGCTGATTACGAGTGGGAACGATCATTTGAAGAAACTGGAAATTTATTCCAAGAAGAAGCAGATGCGAAATCGTTTGGAGTGGATCTAGGAGATGAGGATGACCGATGATCGAGCAACAAGCCAACAGAATAACCCTAACATTCCCGACGACGGACTCGGCGACGACCTTCGCAGCTTTCTTGCAAAGCCTGTTTCAGATAAGCCAACCCGGAGCCGCAATCTCCTCCCCACCTTTCGAGTCGTCCCCGGAGATCAAGTCAGCGCTGGACCAGCCCCCGACCCAGGGTTCCCCGGAACCAGGACCTTCGCTCCTTCCCGATCAGCCTCAGCGCCTGCCCCATACCGTTTTGACTCCGGAGAGGCAGGACGCAATCGCGAATCAGCGCGCGAACGGCTTGACCACGCATCAGAGGTTGCTCCGAGCTCAGACGACTTTGCGCGACGGGGTGCTGCCGTTCTCGCGGCCGGGCCAAGCGCCTCCTCCGACAGGTCAGCCAAGCCCGCGGCAGAAGGCGGCGCTGGAAGGCGGCTTCGCGGACGGCCAGCCGGGAGTAAAACCGGAGGAGGGAAGAAGAAGAAGCAGATTGAGGCCAGTCTTCCTCTCCCCAAAGCCATAGCCAAACTGATTCCCAAGGATGCTGGCGGCCCCACTCCTCCCCGCGTCCTCGTTCCCACCGAGACTGAGCGCGCCGATGCCCGGCGCCTGTTCCGCGAGATCGGCGAGCGGTTCAACGACAACAGGAAGAAGTCCAAGACGGCTGCCTATTCCGGCTACCGCCATGACCTGATGGCGAATCTCGACACGCTGGTCATGGGCGGCGCGCTCGACTTGAAGGATGCGACCACGATCATCACCAACCTGGAGCAGTACACCAAGGAGACCGAGGCGGAGAGCACGGAGACGCCGGCGACCATCCTGGGCCGGTGGCTGCGGATGGATGCTTCTGAGATTGCCGGGTTGGAGGTTCCGGTGGAGGAAGAGGTCGGTTCGATAGGTGCAAACGAAGCAGACGAAGAGGAAGTTCTGGCTGAGTTTGGTTCAGAGGAAGAGCCCGCTTAACATTGGTGTTATGGCGAAAGCCCCCTTTTTCTCCTTTTTTCCGCTATCCTTCTGCCTAGCATCGTCTCGGAGGCACCCGCCCCATGTCCAATACCGCACGCGCCAAATACCAGACCACCGCTCCGGCTGAGTTTTCTTCCTCTCTTCCAGTCAATCCACGGAAAGATTACACCGATCCTGATGCGCGCCCGCCGGGCCGCTCCGGCGGTGGCCCTCCGGTCTCCACACCGCACCGTGTCTCTTCCTCGCGGCGCAAGACCACGAAGAAAGCGAGCCGCCGTCGTGGATGATTACGCCTCGCCCTCTGACCCTTCGGACTCCACTCC